AAACGATGTGTATACATTTACAGCTATTAAAACAGCTTCATCTACTTTCACTGTATTAGCAGCGCAAACACAGTTTGCATAATAGGAGGATTATAGAAAGATGCCAATTATAGGTTCATTCGCAGCTGGATCAGCAGGAGGATATGGTCAGAGAAAAGGTGGTTTAGCAAAAGCTGCTTTAGAAGCTGACATGATGATTTTAGCTGGCGGTGGAGGATCTTTTATTGCACCTTCTCCAGGAGGTGGAGGAGCAGGCGGAATGATCCTTATTCCTAAATGTTCAATGGCACCTTTTTTTACAGAGGTAGAGGGAGTTTTAAATGTAACAGTAGGAGCTGGTGGAGTAGGACAACAAACTTATCCATCACCTAGCGAATCCGTTACTCCAGGATCAGATACAACATTAACAGACCAGGGAGGAAACTCTTATACAGAATTTACTGCTTTCGGTGGTGGAGCTGGAGGAGTAACAGGAACTTTAAACCCTTTATACAGTATTAATGGAGGATCTGGTGGCGGAGGAATAGGAGAAAGTGGAACTCCTGGATCATCAAATCCAGGCGGAACATCTACACAAGCACCTTCTATGCCCGCACCTTTAGCACCTTTTGGTTTCGGTAATGGTGGAGGAACTGGTACATCTTGCAGTGCAAATCCTGATCGTCACGGTGCTGGTGGAGGAGGAGCTGGAGGAGGCGGAAATCCTTCAGGAGGACCAGCAGGCGGAGGTTCTGGAAAATCTGTAACACCTTTATTTGGAGCTTCTCCACAACCTTTTTATCCACCTGATGCACCAAACGCAGGACCAGGAGTTTCTTCTGGAACATTTGCTGGTGGTGGTGGTGGAAGACAGGATCCACAAAGAGCTAGTGGTGCCGGCGGATCATCTGGAGGACCAGGAGGCGGCGGAAATGCACCTGATTCACCTGGAGCTACTGGAAATGGTACAGATAACTCTGGTGGTGGCGGAGGAGCAGGATGTGACCCTAACCCACCTCAAGGTAGAAACTATACTACATTTGGTGGTAATGGAGGTTCTGGATATGTTTTAATTAAAGTTCCTTCGTGTCATGCAGGAGCATTCACTGCGACACCTGGATGTAATACAGTAACCACACAACCTTGTGGTGCTAAAGTAGCAGCATTTAAAGTATCTGGTACTTTAGAGTTTGCCTAATACTTGATTAATCTTTAAAAAAATATATAAGGTTCTCATAAAGTATGAACCTATCAAATTATTATTATTATTTTCAAAACGTTGTACCTGAAAGAATATGTGATGATATTGTAAGGTATGGAAAATCTATTCAAGATCAAATGGCTGTTACAGGTGGTTTTGACAGAGCGATGAAGGATGGAGGAAAGTTAAACAACAAACAAATAAAAGATTTAAAACAAAAAAGAGATTCAGCAGTTGTATGGTTAGATGAAAAATGGATATATCGAGAAATACATCCTTATGTACAACAAGCAAATTTAAGAGCAGGTTGGAGATTTCAATGGGATTGGTCTGAGCATGCACAATTTACTAAATACGACAAAGGTCAATATTATGATTGGCATTGTGATTCTTGGGATGTGCCTTACAACAAAGGGAAAGATCACCCATGGAATGGTAAAATAAGAAAGCTTTCTGTATCGCTTTCACTTTCTGATCCTAAAGAATATAAAGGTGGAGAGTTAGAATTTGATTTTAGAAATTTTGAACCAGACAAAAAACCAAATTTAAAAAGATGTAAAGAATTATTACCCAAAGGAAGCATTGTAGTTTTTCCATCTTTTGTATGGCATAGAGTTACACCTGTTACCAAAGGTTCTAGGTATAGTTTGGTTTTATGGAATTTAGGATGGCCATTCTCATAAAAGATAACATTTTACCTGAGAAAGAGTTTAAAGAAATACAAGATACAATATCTGGTTTTGATATTCCTTGGTATTACAATGATTGTGTTTCTGATTTTAATGACAATCAATATTATTTTACTCACATGATATATAGAGAACCTGGTATTACTAGTGGAGGCTTTCGTGTATTTGAAAATTTTTTAAAAAAAATAAACTGTAATAGTATTATGAGAATAAAAGCAAATTTATATCCTAAAACAAATAAACCTGTAAAACATAATTTTCATAAAGATTATGATTTTAAACATAAAGGATGTTTGTTATTTATAAATGATAACAACGGTACAACTACATTTAAAGAAGATAACAAAGAAATTAAATCTAAAGCAAATAGGGTGGTTTTTTTTGATCCAAGTAAAGAACATTGTAGTTCAACTTGCAGTGATCAAAATAGAAGACTAACAGTTAATTTTAATTATTTTTAATGATTAAATTAAAAAAAATAGATTATTTTTATATTAAAACAAAATTTAAATATCATAAGAAACTAAAAAATAAATTTTTAGAATTAATAAATAATTCTCCTTCAGAAAGTTATGGTAATATTACGAGAACTGATTGGAATTTAAATGAAAGTAAAAACTATCGAAATTTATTTAATTTGTATTTTAATGAAATAATAGAAAAAATAGGTAAAAAAATAAAAGCTTCTGAACCAGAAATTAATAGTTTATGGTTTCAACAATACTATACAAATGATTTACATGAATGGCATGATCATCCCAACACAAGTTATTCAAATGTATATTTTTTAGAATTACCAGACGAAGAATATAAAACACAATTTTTTAATATATTAACCAACAAACCTTTTAAAGATTTTGATATAGAAGAAGGAGATATAATAACTTTTCCTGGAACGTTGCCACATAGATCAAAAAAGAATTTATCCAAAAAAAGAAAAACATCTATAGTTTTTAACACTAAATATAATAGATTAAATGTCAGATATTAATATACATGGATTATTTCCAACACCTATTTTAGAAAAACATTTAGACAGAATGTTTACAAAAAAAGAAATAGATTTTGTTAGCAAACATAAAAATAAATGTGTTAAAAATTTAGGAAACATTCATACTTTAGAAAAAAATATATTAGATAAAAAAGAATTAAAACACATAAAAAAATTTATAGAACTATCTCTAGAAGAATATTTAAGAAATATTTTTAATCCTAAAAAAAATGTTAAACTTTACGTAACTCAGTCTTGGATAAATTACACAGACATTAATGGGTATCATAAACCACATACCCATCAAAACTCTTTAGTTTCAGGAGTTTTGTATTTTAATGCTGATGATAATGATTCAATTTCATTTTATAAAAATGATACTTCTTTTATAACACTTCAACCAAAAAATTTTAATGTATTTAATTCTACTAGTTGGTGGATGAAAGTAAAAACTGGTCAATTGATGTTGTTTCCATCTTCTCTTATGCATGGTGTTAATACAAAACAAGGTAGCAATACTAGAATAAGTTTGGCTTTTAATACTTTTTTAAAAGGTAGTTTAGGTCATAGTCAAGATTTAAATGAATTAGTTTTATGACAGTAATGGTTGTTGATAATTTTTTTAATGATTTTAAAAATATTAAAAAACTATATAAAAATATAGAACTATATAACTTAAAAAAATTTAACAAAAAATTTAAAGTCAAAGAAAACTGGCCTGGACAAAGAAGTGATGTATTAAAAAAATCTAGTCCTTTGTTATTTAGTAAATTAATTCAACAAATACCAAAAAAATTTCCAGTGCCTTTATTTACTAAAAAGGTATTTGTAGATTCCTGTATTCATTTAAGACTTAAAAAAGACAAAGAAGATTGGATTCATACAGATCATGAATGTGGAATTCATTATACTTTATTAATATATTTATCAAAAACTAATTTAAAATCAGGAACTTTACTTTATCCAAATAAAGGAAATATACCCTCAATGAATGTAGGTTATGTTGAAAATAGAGCTGTTTTATTTGATTCTTCAATAAGACATAAGTCTTTATTTAATTACGGAAATAGTATAGAAGATGGCAGATTAACATTAAATTGTTTTATAACTAAATTATGAAAATAAAAAATTTTCCAAAACAATTAAACAGAGAAAATTTATTCCCTACACCTATTTGGATAGCAGATGAACCTTCGTTTGTTAATGAATTAAATAAAGCTTCTGATACATTTATTAATGAAGCTAAAAAAAGAGATAAAAAAGATATAGAAAAAAGAAATAAAGAATACAAAACAAAAGGAGATATGGGTTCTGTTTATTTGTCCTCAACTTTAATAAATCACAAAGATTTTAAAAATTTACAAAATTATATAATAGCAACATCTCATAATTTATTACAAGAAATGGGTTTTGATTTAACTGATTTTAAAACTTTTATGACTGAAATGTGGGTACAAGAATTTGCAAAAAATGGTGGAGGACATCACACATTACATACACATTGGAATGGACATATATCAGGTTTTTATTTTTTAAAAGGAAGTGAGAAAACATCTAGACCTTTATTTGAAGATCCGAGACCAGGTAATTTAATGAATTTACTTCCATTAAAAGATAAAGAAAATGTTGTTTATGCAACTCATCAAATAAACTATTTACCTAAACCAGGTAGATTTATATTTTTTCCGTCTTATTTACCACATTTATATACAGTGGATTTAGGGCTTGAACCATTTAGGTTCATACATTTTAACTGTCAAGCGATACCGAAAGGAGTACTTAATGTCGTTTAAAAAAAATAAATACACAGTTTTAAAAGGAGCTGTGTCAAAAGAAATAGCAAACTTTGCGTATAAATACTTTTTAAATAAAAGAAAAGTATCTGAAATATTATTTGATACTAAATGGATATCTCCATTTACAGAATATTGGGGAACTTTTAATGATTCACAAGTACCAAATACATATTCACATTATGCAGATTTAGTAATGGAAACGCTGTTGCAAGAAGTAAAACCTGTTATGGAAAAACACACAGGATTAAAGTTATCTGAAACATATTCTTATGCAAGGATTTATAAAAAAGGGGATATTTTAGCTAGACATAAAGATAGATACTCTTGCGAAATATCTACTACATTGAATTTAGGTGGTGATGAATGGCCTATTTATTTAGATCCAACGGGTAAATTTGGAAGAGAAGGTATTCCAATTACTTTAAAACCAGGAGACATGTTAATATATTCTGGATGTGACTTAGAACATTGGAGAGAAGAGTTTAAGGGAAAAGATTGTGCTCAAGTTTTTTTACATTATAATAAGGCTAAATCTAAAACAGCTAAACAAAATTATTTAGAT